ACTATTTTTGACCAAGGAGCTCTGCCTTCTTTTTGTGCTTGTTCCAGAGTGTCTGTGGTGTGCATGTTACCATTGCTCCCAAGGAAACACAATCCATCTAGGATCTTCCAGTTTGTTGATCACATAACCTTTGTAATCTATTTCTTGATAGGTGCTGGCAGTGTTGTGCAGTATGGCAGCAAACTTCAGTCTTTCAGGCTTGCCAAAATTGTTCATAATGTAATTCCAAGTGGCTCCTGTGTCATTGATATCATCCAAGATCAACACCCGTTTCTGCCAAGCATACACCTTTTCCAATGTGCGGAGATCTGGAGTATCTGCGTGATCTCGCAAGCTCACATTCAATGTTTGATGCGGTATATCCAATTTGTGCGACAGATATATGGCTGGTATACAGCCTCCTCTGTTCACACCCAATATCACTTCAGGCAACCATTGCTGATCCGTCAGTTGTTGATGTATGTTCAACAGTGCTGCACGCATCTGGATCATAGTAAAGTAATTTTTATTGACAGTTTCCATTTAAAAAGGCATTCTCAGTTGCATCTTGTTGTCATAATCATCCACCACAATGTTGTAGATGTTCTTAAATTTTTGAAACGCAATGTCCAATGTGGGATATTGTTCGCACATCTCTTTCACTCTGTGCATTTCAGGCATGATGTCTTCCCATAAGATAGGCAGTTTGTAATCTTCAAAATTAACACCTTTCATAGCATCTGCTTCAAAATCAATACCTGTGGTGGTGACTGATGCAGCTCCAAATCCATAGGGCACTGATATGGTGGTGGCTGATACTGTGTTGGTGCCTGTGTTGGCAGTGTAATTGAAATCTGTTTGATAGACATTTTGTTTGATATTTTTATCTTCCATTTGCGATCCTTTGGTAAAGTTGTTTGCCACTAAAAAAGTTTTCTGCCAATGATATTTTTTGTTTGTGTACCAATGGAGCATATTTCTTGTAGTTGGTCATGTAATCTTCTATTTTTCCTTTCAGCAGATGTTTGTGTTTTTGATAGTGCTCCAAAGATTCTGTCCATGCACTGGGATATTTGAACTCTTCATGAGCCATTTCTTTATAACTTAAACGATCAGGAATCATAGGAATCACTCCCAATACTGCACCTTCATACCAACTGATGCCCAATGTTTCTTGTAAATTAGCACTGAAAATCAGTTTGGCTTCTGCTAAAAGATTGTGATAGTCATTTTTATTTTTGCACACTTCCAAACAAGTCACAAATTCATACTGTGGCATTTCTTTGGCCAAGTCTTGAAATATGTTGTGTTGTTTTTCTGGAGCCAATCTGTGTGGAAAAAGAATAATGTTCTTTTTTGTGATATTTTTATAACCTGTGAGATCAGCATCCAAATATTCCATGGGCCATCCACATCTCACAATCTTGCCTGTGTGAAACATATGGTCCACTGTTTCTTTGTCTGCCATTCTACCCAGATCCATCAAATTGTGTAAAAACATATCGATATGGAAATCTGTGGCAAAGTAATTGTGATCAAATGATTCAAACATGCTCTTCTCTGCATGTCGCACCCAAGGTTTATCACCTATCAGTCTGCCCAAAAAGTCTTGTGGATCATAAGACCCTGCATGCCACATGCCGCCTATTTTTATTTTTACATTCAGCAATTCAGCCATGTACTTGACTTGTAGCACTGTGGGGTTCCAAGCATCTGTGTACAAGAAATAATCACCATCTTTGATGTCTCCTGCACAGAACATTTCACCTATCTGTTCCAATTGTCTACTTTTGTATATGTTTGTGAATCCAAAATTAAGAAAAGCACCTGGAGTGGTACTTTTCACAGTGGCTCCGCCGCTGATCACTTGAACTTCAGTGTTGGTGTATCTTTTCAACTGTATGGGTAGATATTTTTTCCATTGCTTGGTGTATCTAGTTTCTACTTCTTCTAGATCCACAATATAAATCTTCATGCACTAACCTAATTAATTGTTACAGATTGATCAGCGGGCCAAGTTATCACTGCCCCGTTCTCACCATCTTCACTCACATCTATCGTGACTTCTCTTTTGGGATATTTTGCACTAATCTGTTGATACAGATCAGTGGCCATCATTTCACAACTTTTGTAATCTAATTCTAATACGCCTTTGCCATACAGGTTTTCCAACCATCTTTTAAACTGTATGAATTCAATTTCTCTATCATCATGAAACACTTCTATGGCTATTTTGAAGTGAAACATGTGTCTGTGAGGATAACCCAAAAAACTCACATCATATTCATCACCTGTTTTGAATTTTGGATCTGTCAAAGCAGCAGGAAATTTGTGCGTGCCTTCTCTTCTAAATGTAACCCAAATTTTAGATTTCATAATGCTCATGTGTTTCAGTATTTAGGTTTATAGTATAACAACCTTTTCAATGCTTGTCAATGTCCACAGGATAGTCGCCTTTGTATTCACTCCAATCTGTGTAGGTTTTTTTGGTCATTAACTTGTCCAAATCATGTGTCCAAACTCCTGTATTGGTAGCACCCCAAGTGACATCGTCTAGTTTGATCACTGTGTTGACATTGAAGTTTTTGATATTGGGTATTTTCACTGATATCATGTTGATGAAATTACTGTTTTGATGCCAATTCATTCTTGATACCATTTCTGCGTACTGCACATCATAATCCAATGTGACCCAATGTCCCAAATCTAATAAATTTTTAATAATGTTATTCCAATCTCTCCAATTTTCTTCTGTCACAGGAGTAAAACTTTGACTGGTGCCAAGATATACATGTCTTACATTAGTTTTTTGAGTGTATCGCACAATGTCTGCCAGTGCTGGCGTGCCTACAACAAACAGAGTCTTTTCACCTTTCATAGCAGTGTTCTCCACTTCTTTGCCTATGAAAAATTTTACTTTTTTTCTTGATTGTGTGTTCAACATTATTTTCTCCAATCTATATACCCTCTTGCATAGCCATTGGTTCTATTTGTAGCATCTGCAAAAGCATCACGCCATTCAGTGCTTCTGCTGTAACCTTTGGTCCAAAAGTTAGAAACATCCAGTTTGCCTGTGCTGATAAAATCCACTGCTTCACGCATGCATTCTATAAATTTTTTATTTCTAGGACTGGGAAATCCCACAGTCACAGCATTCCATAACAGATGTGCAAAATTAGTGCGAATGGAATCTGTCTTTTCAGCCGCCAATATCAGCAATGCTTCTGCATTGAACATGTCTCGGTCAAACACTTCTGATCTGTTGTTCAAATCAATGATCACGTCAAACACTCCTTCAGCATTGTGGGTGAGTTTGTCTCCCCAAAACTCTTTGTTATGATGGCCCAACACAGTGACGTCAAACTGATAATTCTTTATTTGCAAATAGGTATACACCACATAAGATAGAAATCCGCTGCCTATCAACAACAGTCTATTGCTGTTGCCTGCTTTGTTTTTAATTGCTGTTTCAAATTGTTTGATCACATTAATACCACAAGCCACAGGTTCCACGATGTATTTAGGATCTGCTGTGGGCACTTTGACATAAGTTTCCGCATCACAGTTGTACAGATCAGCATAGGCAGGCTCTCCTCTGGTGGCCACGTAATCTCCCACTTGTACATCGCTCACTGCACTGCCCACATGAGTCACTTCGCCCAAGCCTTCATGCCCTTGCATGTGCAATGGCAATGTTTTAAATTTGCCCAGCATCATGTCCACATCACTGCGACACACTCCTGTCATTACAGTTTTTACTCTGATCTGATTATGCTTCAATTCAGAGATCACAATGTTGCCTTCATGGAACATGCCATCTCCTTTGGTGTATAACAGTTTAGTTTCAGTCATTGATTGTGAACTCTTTGATTGTGTTGTTGATAACATTATGAATCCACACATCATATTCTTTGTGTCGACTCCAAAACTCCTCATTGTTAATATTATTGAAGACATCTTGTATCATGTTTGCATAAACAGATTCAGGACACAATCCTAGCTCAAAACTTCGCACCAACTGGTCTCTTTGATAGCAATGAATGGCTCTATCGTCTTTGTCCATGCTGCGCCAGTCGGCGTAAAGTGTGTATCTTTTGTTGTTGCTGGTGAGTGTGATCTGATTCCAATCATCCACATCATACACACCATCCAAATTCACTGTGCCGTATTCTGTGCTGGTCAATTGGTCCAAACGCCAATTTTGTTTGACAACATTGTAATTCACTTCAAACTCTTTGTAGTTGTTGGGGTTCATGCTGATGAATATGCTCAATAGATGCGGCATAAGATCTCTGCTGACTCCACCAAACGATAATTTTTTATTGGTGAACCAACTGCCTGGGGCTGGCACTCTATCGCGATTGATCCAGTTGATATGAATCACTTCGGCTGCTTCTGTTCTAATATTGAATTCTTCATCCCATGTTCTCCACATGTTGTTTTTGATCATTATGAATCTAGTTTGCGGATATGTGAGTTGCAATGTCTGCCATCTTTTAGAATCAAGTACTCCTGGTTTTTCCACAAACACTATCTTAGTGTGTGAGGCTATTTTTTGTGCAATGCTATCATGTGTGTAATTAGGTGTGCAGATGAACACAGCGTCCAATGTAGGATGTGCATACAAAGCAGTGTCTAGATTGCCAAATGTGGCTTGTTTGCTTTGATCTGGATCCATTGTGATCACATTGTGTCCCAACTGAGTCAAAGTTCTAGCATACAGTTGTCCCATGCCCAAACCTATCACCAGTGTTTTCATATGCCCAATTGTTTCCTATATTCTTCTATTTGTGTTTTGAGAGCCAGTTTAATCTTTTTGTAATTTTTTATCAATGCCTTACTCTCCCAACTTCTATCATGTTCACGTTCCTGTTCCATTTCCTCAGTTTTTCTATGATAGTAATCAAACTCTCGTTCCAACTTGGTTAAACTTTTATTCTTTTTGCTCATTATACCTCCTCAAATAGATTGGAAAATTGTGCTGACGCATTCACTGTTTTCTTGCCTGTGGCGCCTCTGGTGCCTATAATGCTCATCCAAAATCTACGAAATTCTTCTATCACTGCGTTGGCTTCATCTCTGTTGTCTGTGGCAAACACAGCATTCACTATGTCTCCAAATGCTATTTTATCAAACTTTTCTTCCACCAGCATGCCTGGAGTTAATCCTGCGTCATACTGCCTATTGGCCTCCTGCACAGCATTGATGTGTGTCCACACATTGTGTGACATCTGCAGTGTGTAACTGAATGAATCCCAAGATGTTTTGGGATCAGTGCCCACTTTGTTTTTGTCTCCTGGAGCATAGCAGGTCACATCTTTTAATTGTAATCTTTTACTGATTGGGCTATCTTGGAAATTATTGAATATTTTTTCTTGCAACACAGCATCTCTAAACATTCTAGTGTCACCTGCATATTTTTTATCATCTATGCTGGGAGCCATTCTATAACTCCATTTTTCTCTATCTTTAATATCCACTTCTGTGTAAATTTGTCCATTAGCAGATGCTAGGAATGGAGAAGCACAATCAAAACTCATAGTGAAATTTTCATTGTGATATTTTCGCACAGCTCTTTGTATGTCTGTCAACAACACTGCCCACTCCAATTTGGATGTACCTAGGAAGTGCATCCAATCATGTGTGCCTTTTTCCAATAACCCATCAAATCTTAATGCTACCAATCTTTTCAATATAAGATGCACGTCACACATGTTCTGACCACCCATTGCCCAACCATTAAAATGCGTGGTGGGATATTTTTTAGGATCACAATAGTCTTTCATCTGTTGATACCAGTCATCAGCTTGTTGAAAGTTTTCACCCTGTAACACATTTAAAAATTTACAAGCACCTGTTCTATTTTTCATAAAATAGTCATTGTTGATTCTTGTGCCATCCACTGCTTCTTGATAACTGTTGATGTTGCTGGCTTTGGCACCTTCTGGAGAACGTGAAACCCAAGCCGGAATATCCAATATCATACCATAGTCCATGTTGGCATCCATCCAAGCCAGCACTTGCTCTCGTTTCTTCTTGGCTTTAGGACAAGTGGGATCTTTCCAATTGCCTTCCCATACACCCTTACCTATTTGAAATCCGCCTGAATCACCCAATACAAAACTGGTTTTTCTATCTCGATTTCTTATGATGTCATCTCTAGCACTAAATTTGTCCATGTTCAAGTCAGCATGACCTGCACTGTACAAATGCCACCTATAATGAAAATATGTGTTGGTGGGCACAAGATAATTCATGCCTTCTATGCCATGATTAAAAGCAGCCGGAATCCTATGAGGCAGAATATAATCTTTCTCATGTCTGGCTTTGCCTATATCTCTTGCATAGAAACTGCTCAATGCTGGCAGAAAAATAGCGTAATCCTTTTGCTGTGCTGTTAAGTCAGTGTGCATAAATTTACTTGTGTAAACTATTTGGTCTGTGCTGGCAATATATAATTGTATTCAGCGATGCCACTGTCCACAGTTAACTGCATAGCACCTTGATCACTAAGACTCATTTTAATCTTACCATCAAGATTCAATATGCTGATTACCTGTTGAATAGGCCAACTCCAACCTTGTTTCAATTCACCCACCACATTGGCTTGGAATATAAAACTTCCTGCATGCGAATTAGCATCTCCAAAGTAAAACATCAAATTCTTGTTTTCAGTTTTTACTGTGAACACAGTTTCTTCTGTGTGTGCTGCTGCCTGCAGTTTTAATCTTTGAATACTGGCCAGTGTGGGTTCAAATTCTATGCTCCAAGCTGTGCCTTTGAACTTGATTGATTTAAGTTTTTCATTGATGATTTCAGTGTTCATAAATCTGTAATCATTTTGAAAATCTCCTGATGCATTTTCAAAATGTATGTGTGTGGGAATCATCACACCATTGCGTGTGGCTTTGACCACATTCAATTTAGCGTCTTTTTGATACTCAGGACACTTCAAATGCAGTGCCAGTTTGTCCAAGTTAGGCATACCAAATGTACCCGTGAATTCCGCTACTTTGTTGTTGGTGGTGGCCGACAGTATCACTGATCTGTCTTCAGCCATACTTTCAATTTTAGTTTTTTCTTCGTTGGTAACTTTTACTAGACTCAAAAATCCCAATTGATGAGTGTGTGCTACCACGTCTTGTAAGATGTCTTTCATTTTGTGTTCTCCATTGTTGTGTTCATTATATTTAGGCCTTAGTCAGAAGTCAAGTGATATTTGTTTTTAATGTATTCTACCACATTTACTTTTGGTTGCCAGCCTAAATCTTTTAATTGTATCATATCAAAAATATTGGCACAGTTGTCCATTCTTTCGTACACATTGCCATCTTTGTATTCATAATTTTTGATGCCTGCCAAATCTACCAAGGTTTTTAAACTGTTGCTGATGCCAGCACCCACATCTATCACTCCTGTGAGTGTTTGACACATTAATAGATCTATGGCACTCACCACATCATTCACATGTATAAAATCCCTAGTGTGTTCAGTGATATATTTCACCTCGTTGTCAAACAATTTGGTCATGAACATGCCATCTCTGCCACCTTCACACCACACTGTGGTGAATCTTAGACCCAAACTGTGTGCAGGAGCAATCTTGTCCAAAGCAAACTTGCTGAAAGCATAAGGATTTTTTTCT